TGCAAGTAATCGAGCGGCTAATTAGATTTCCAGTCCCTGTAAAGTACGCGTCATTGGCTCCAGAATAGGGATGGATGCTGTCGATAACCGGCGGCGTTCCACCCGATGTAGTCCACCCATCAGTTGCGAATGAACCCGATGCAAACAATGGATCGCTCATGGCATTCATTGAGCGCGCATGAAAGGTTGGCTGACTTGCAGATGTTCCCAACCCTATATGATTGTCCACGAACGCCAGTCCCGTTCCAGCAATCATTGGCAGTGAATAACTATTAGGTGCCGATAGCTGAACATCGCGTAGACTGACAACACCCCATGTAATGGTGGCATCTGAATACGCAACTGCATATGTTGTTTTTGAAGCATCTAGCACGAACTGCACGCCCTTAGCCATAAAGACAGAGTTAGTGCCGCTTACCGATATCCAATAATCCGTGTCTCGGTCTGATTCTAGATGTAAATCTGTTGCATGGACGGTTCCACCAGATTGCAATATGAACTGCTTACCAGCGCCAATCGCATTCCAGCTCACATCCTCCAAGATAGTTTGAGCGTTTGCATTAAGATGCGAAATCGCAGCATTGGTCGAGATTCCAAAACGCACATTACGAAAGTTGTTCCTTTCTCCGGCGTTCGTTACACCGGATGGCATCGAGATAAAGTTCAGGGTTCCGCCAGCTCCAAATAATCCGCCTGTATCAAAGAACCAATTCTCAAAGGTTTCAAAGAAAGCGCCATTTTGATACGAGGCATGGGTCTGGAAGTCCCAAGATCCACCATTTGAAAATGTGATACCTGGGATACTATTACTGACAGAATCGTTGAATATCACGAATCCGACAGCGACGGCGCTACCTGGACCATTGGCAGTGAAATTACGAAGCGGATGCGATCGATTGAGCGCGCTACGCTCAACTCCAGTCAGGGAGGCCGTCTGAGTTGGATTCCATAAATAACCAGAGGTCATTCCGGATGCATTTATAAAGCATCCCTGACCATTGAAACCGCACTTGTTGGTGTTGATCGATATGTTTCCATTGATCTTGAAGATTACACCAGGAACTCCTACCGAAACCTCCGCATAGTTAGCCTGTGCTGCTCATAAAAAGGCATTATTGAAAGCAGTTGTAGAGTCCGAAACGCCGGTTGGGTCTGCGCCATATCTAAGCAGCGTATATGCCGGATAGAAATAATTCGTCGGCGTGACGCTCGCGGCGATCTCGGCGGCGGTGATCGGATAAAGAATTGAGCCAAGCGCAGATTGCGAGAACTCAACATCGTAAGGGTCAATTGTCCATTGCGTTACATCGTTTGAATCCTTGAAAACGAATTTATAGGCTGGCAGCGAATCGTCCATGTAGATCGGACCAAAGAGACCCGCAGAGTCAGCAATAATCGGGTTAGCGTTCTCATGACCGACGGCTAGGTCTGAGTTGTTATAGGTGTTCTGTAGCGTCGTTGTGCCAGTTTGGTAACTGTACAACTTGCCGCCGGCATAGATTCCACCCGTTGCGGATAATGGACGGAAGCGGGGCTCGTGAAATAGGATGGCCATCTAGGACCCTCAGAAAGCAAAAAACCGCCTCGGAGGGCGGTTTCATGGAAAAGCCTAAAAATTGGGGCAAGCCCTTCTCAGTCGATGAGGCTCGCTATAATCAAAAGGTCACGCCTCGCTATCGGTTTTCCGCTAGCGATGACCTTAAATTCACATTGGGCGGCTTGCTCGTCCTGCTATGGCCGCTGATTTTGATTGGCCTGATTGTCCTGGCCTTTCAGTAATTGCGCGGCCTGCTTTAGGTCCGAATCTGGACTTGCCGCAAGCTGATTCAACAGCGCCGCTCGAGCACCAATAGGCGCCTTCGTTGTCGTCGCGAGCCATCGCACAAACTTTGGGTTTGTCATGAGCCTGCCGCCAAGATTCGCGGCGCCCGCGCCCCCGGCAATAGCGCCAGCGGTGCCGTAATGCCCCGTCAAGACAGCCATCACAAACGCGCCAACAGTCGTATATTGGGTTGCTGCTTGCGCCGTTCCTGATGGATTGACGAAGACCTTTGATCCAGTGCGCAGGTTCGAGGCCACCTTGGCGACCTGATCCATATTGGCCCGGAAATTCGCACCGAAGCGATCGAAAAGTACGCGCTTAGCTTCAGGCGAAAGGTTATTCCAGTTGGTCAGGAATGACTCTGTGCTGAACTGGCTTCCGACATCGTTCTGCACGCCTGCGCGTGCTTGGCCTAAGCGACGCAAAACGGTTGCCGAAAGCGTCTTTTGCGCATCCTCTGGCAGTGATTGCATGACGGCGCGAAGTGTCGTAGCACCTTCTTTAGTGCCAGAGGTGGCCGCCTGAAATATCATCTCAGGTCCGCCGTTCTTCTCAATCACGCTGCTTAGCATGTCAATGCGACCCATGCCCGCGCGTGAGTAGTTATTAGCGCGATTCCATGCGGACTGAGCATCAGGCCCGGCTTGTTCGGCAGCGCCCTTTAAATCCTCTGTCAATGCGGCATAGAGCGGCTTCCACTTGCTACGCGGAACATCGCTACCGACCCACGAATCGGCCATCTCGTTTCCGACAAGCGTGCGTAGTTTCTTGACTGCCTCATAAGGCAAGTTACCGTCTTTTAGTGCTGCATTAAGTTCATCAATATTGGATGACTTGCCGGCAGCTTCGGCTAGTTGCGAGGGCGTATAAGACTTTGCTTGTGATACGTCCGATTCGAGTGCGCCCTGAATTCTTTTAATCTTGGCGTTCTTGAAAAGCTCCGAGGTGCTTGGAGCGCCAGGAATATCGGCATTGAGCTCGGCGAGTGCATCTCTCGTCTTTGAGACATCTATGGGCTCATTCTTCGGAATGAAGGCATCTAGCTTGTCGTAAAGTTCACCCTGTTTCGCCTTGAAGCTATCGACAAATCCTCCCTCGCCACTAATACCCTTAACAACCGCGCGGCCTGCCTGCTCGCCGCTCGCCTGCGGTGAAAGAGATGCCGCTTGACGCTCGAGCGCCGCTCCAATTTGCTCCGCCTGCGTCGTTGCTTTCTTCGCCATGACGCCAGCACCGCCCGGCGTCTTGGCGAGCAGTGATTCTGTAGATTGAGGGAAGCGGGCTTCTGTTGCCTGTCCAACAGTTGGAGTAGTGCCGACAGCATTAAAAGTGTCGATATTGTTTTGTACTTGCTGCCGTCCTGCTTCGCCGCCTCGAAAACCACGACGAGTCAATTCGGGCGCCACAGTCGCAGCGATGCCGGGCACAGCCGAGCCCACGAAATCCGCAACACCTTGACCCACTGGACCGGCGCCAGCTCTCTTTGCTACTTCTGCCGCTGCGGGCCCGGTGAGTGCCGCCGTACCTTGCACTATGGGATTGGATGCAAGCGTAGACCCTACCGCCGCTGTTGTTGCGTTAGGTGCAGCCGCTAGTGCAGAGCCCGCACCCATCGTGGCGGCAGTGCCAGCGACCCGTCGAACCACTTTATTCGAGAACTGCTCGACATCATTCTCAGGCTGAGGCAGGCCAATGCTAGTCAGTAAGTTTGAGAAATTCTGCGACTGTTCAGGAAATCTATATGAAGGCTGTTTCCCGGTGACTAGTTCGGATGTTGTAGGCGAGCGCAGCTTGTCGTACGCAGCAAGCCCTAGATTGAGAATCGAGGCGAACGCATTCGCGGGAATTGCCGCGAGATCGCCAATGCCTTCCGCCGCTCCACGTACAGTGAGTCCACCTTGACGGCCAAGCTCTTGGACCGCCGAGCGCTGCGGTGCTTGCGGCGCGTCGAACTGGTCAAACGGATTCGCCGCCTGTTTCGGGGCATCGAATTGATCGAACGGGTTAGCAGCCATTACGGCAGATATCCGTACTTCGCTTTGAATGCGTCTTTGAACTGCGGATTAGCTCTTAGGTAATCGATCGCAGCTTGCGGGGCTTGGTTTGTTGCTGCAGCAGGTGCCGCTGCGTTTTGGTGAGATTCTAGATACTGAATTGATTCGGGGCTCAAGAGCCGCTGAAAATCCTTGCGCCCTGTCGATTGCTCGTACTGCTGCTGCAGGCCGTTTAATTGTCCCGCCATAAGGTCTCGGTACGAATTCATGATGCCGATAAGCTGAGCCGGGGAATTGGCAGAGGAGATAGTCTTCGAAGCTTCTTCACGATCTGCCACACCGCCGCCAGCGCCAACAATGGCTTTTACAATTTCGTCCGTGACAATCTTCTTCATACCATCGAAATTATTAGGCGCGGCCTTACCGGTCGCCTTCGCGATGGAATTACCCAGCTTATTGAACGCCTGCATATCTCCATTGCCTAATGCATCGGCAGCCTTTTCTAGGCTATCTAAGTGCGAGATTGCGACGTTGAACGAACGCACCTGGTTGCCATTCTTCCCTGTCGAGAAATCCTTATAGGCTTTGTTGCGCGCACCATATTCATTCGCCTGATAGTCCGGATTGAGCTCCATTACGCGCGCCATGACGGCCTGACCATATGGCGCACGCATCGCCATCGACCCAAGAGGCTGCTGTTGGTAGTTGGCGATCGCCTTTGCGGCTAAGTCTATTTGATCTTCGCTCGGTGCCTTACTTGCGGTCTGACCGCTCTGGAAGGTTTGGGAGCTCTTCTGCCGAGCATCTAGCCTGTCCTGCTCTTCATAGAAATGATCTGGGCGCGGCGCATTGGCCGCATGCACTACCTTTCCATCCTGCAGTAATGCATTCACGCCGCCGTAGTTCTGTGATGTGATTGGCCCAGGATCGACAATGCCCAGCTGTTGTTTGCCGAACATCACAATTTGCTGCGCGTGCTGGCGTACTTGGTCGTCGCTCACATTCGCCCAATCCGCGCCTAACTGCCGTACGTAGTCCGGGAATATTTGCTCGGCTGCCGCTTTCGGGCTCGGTGCATTCGCTACCTGCGCAGCACCTGCGAGCTCCTGCTTATGCGCGCGGTCCTGCATCGCAAGCGAGTTTTGCTGCCGCTCTTGGTCCTGCTGTTGCGCAAGCGCATTCATCCGCTGTTGTTGGTACTGCGATTGCTGGCGCGCTTGCACGCCCTCACTGAAGGCCGCGCCTGGATTCATTCCAGGGCTTAGCAATGCGTTGTAATCAACCACCATAGCCTCCGTAGCCGCCGCCAAAGAAGCGCCCAAAGTTCTGAGCGTCATTGTTCATGGCAGTGTTGAATGCGTTTCGACGCACCGCTGCACTGCCGACAATTCCAGAGGCTCGAGCATTGGCGCCCGTGATCAAGTTGTTACCGATGCTGCTCGTGGTTTGCTGTCCGACCTGGGCTAAAACATTAGCGGAGGTCTGACCGACACCCGCCAATCCCGCCTGTTGATTCCACCAATTGCCGTACTCGTTAGACGCTAGGTTTTGATTGAAATCAGTCAATGCCTTTAGCGCATTCCCAGAGAGCGCACCGCCGCGAGCAGCCCACGAATTACCAATGTCCCTAATACCCTCGCTACGACGAAATGCGTAGCCTGGAGCAGCTGCAAAAGCGTTGGGATCTTGCAGCCGTCCAAGTGCAGCCGTTCCAGCGGTAAGCCACGGCATTTGATCCGTTCGCGTGATATCGAATTGCCGGCGCTGCTCTTCCGTAGCCCTATCTGTAGCATTCGCTTGAATGCGCGCAGCATCTTTGGGGGCCTTATCCGCACCGGACACCCAGTTACCAATTGCCTGACCGATGAAACCCATTAGAGCCTCTTCACGTAACCTGTTTCGTACTGCTGAAACCCTAAGCGCTCATAGAGCGCGCTTACATCGTTTTTCGATAGCGTCATCATCATCAGATAACTACAGCCGAGCTCGCGCACGCGCTTCTCGAAAGCATTTAGTAGCCTCAGCCCTAAGCGCCCCCGGTATTCCTCATCGACCCACCAGAACATCTCAAACGCCATCGAATGCGCGTGATTGAGAAACATTGGCGCGATCGACCCGCCAATGCCGCCGATGACTTGGCCATCATTGAACGCAACAATGAGCAGCTCGCTGTCGACCATCGACTCCATGAGCGTCTGCATGGAGCGTTCGCAGTAGGGAACGGCTTTGTATGGCGAGAATTCGTAGAAACGACGACCGGCAGAGGCACACTTAGCGAGGTCCTCGGCAGTGGCGGGACGAATCTCGATCAGAAAACCCCCACAAACACGAGTCGGCCATTCGACGCGTCTGTGCCAAATCCCTGCGTCGGTGTCGCTCGGTGTAACAGACGAGAGTCAAATATCAGTGCACGGTTAGAGCGCATGGGGCACTCCATAATCGTTTCCCACGCCTCCGACTTGCCTTCATCCGCCTTCCACCCTTCTCCTTCAATGCCGCGTTCGTAGCCAGTTTCTTTGTGGCGCATGAATGCAGTGCCGCCACGGCAGTGCTCGGGACGATTCAAATACACGATAATGGTGCTTTGACCGCCCATGAAGTCATCCGCATGAACCTGATACGGTGCTTTCACGCCATTCAACGAGAGACGCAGTGCGCCGTGGATTAGGTTGCAGTGCCCTACAGCTTTCTGAATCGAGTACTGAATAATTTCAAACGGCGCTTTCATGCATACGCCTGGATAGACAAACCCATCGTATGGGTTGGTTGTGTCCTCGAATTTCGCCGTATCACAGAAGTCGCGGAAATAGTCGTAGCTCTCGATGAAGTCATCGAGAATCAGGACGTAGGGCTTCATGCAATCCTGTTTACAAAGCCGGTGATATTGAGCGCGCTTGCCGTGCCCGAAAATGCACGCACAACGGCCGCATTGTTTAAGCACTGACCGACTGCAACCGCAGTGGGTCCAGAGTTGGCCGCGATGGAAAGCGCCTTGACGAGATGGCTACCTGGGTCGGTAACGCCGCCCCATTCAAGAGTTAGCGTAGCAGCTGAGCCTGTGACGTTAGATACCCACAAATAGACTTCATCAAAGCCAGTCGAACCACTTTGCGCGGTATGCAATAGAGTCCCAGGCGTCGCCGTCGCAGCTACAGGAATCGGCTTACCGTCCGTGCTTCCGGACAGCAATACACGCGAATAGGTTGCCATTATCTAGCCCTGAAGATTCTAGAGGCGAGCATGACTTGAACATCATCAACTGCTCGCTCTGCTGCGGGTCGCGGCAAGAATGCGCGTATGGCGTTCATATGCTGCGTAATCATGTCGGCTGTGATATCTCCGGTTTGGAGTACGGCCCACTGCAGCAGATCGCCGCGACGCTGCAGAAACGTTCCGTTTGTCGAAGCCTCAAGGTCTACCGGATCGCCCGATGAATTCGCAGAACGCGCCTTGACCGACAAGGCCGGCATATCATCCAATTTCGCATTGGTGACGGCGTTGTCTTTGAGCTGATCCGTACCGGTGGAGTCATTGTTAGGGACGACCTCAACCGAACGCGCCCACTGGTCCCAATCGCGCTGATTCTGCGGAACTGGCTGCGGCGGTTTAAGCGGCATTGAGCGTCGCCTGTATCAATGTGCGTCTAACCGGATCGGAAATGGAATATCTGTACACACGATCTCGCGCAGCACCCAAGCGCCTAAACACTACACGCTTGTTAAATTGACCAGTTGCACCCAATGCGCGCGTGTACTGATTCGACCAACTGCGCCCGCCATTGTCGGACCAGTCAATGATCACCTGCGGATCGGCACCTTGCCCTGATGTGCCCACGCCAGTCTCAAACACGAGCTCGAGACTACCGTGCTTGATGACTTTGTTCTCATTGGAGATCGATGGAGCGGTACAGCTCGCGACGAGCGGCTGATCCCACTCGGCGAAAGTCTCGAAATCCATTTCGCCAATCTTGTTGGATTGGCTATCGCCTACAAAAAGCTTCTCGTACGCACGTAGCGCAAACACGGGGCGCCAATTGTCGTAGCCGTAGCTTTGCCGCTCATGCCAGCGCTGTGTATTGACGTCATAGACCCATGTGCCCTCGGCGAAGGTGAGCGCATAGAGCGTATGACCGCCCTCGACAAAGGTCATGCCGTAGCAAGTTTTGTCAGCATAGCTCTCAATCGCTTGCTCGACTGCATGCGTTGAGATGCGAATCGGCGTGTAGCCATCGATGCGACGAACCGTGAAGTCATTCGCCGGGAAAAAGATCGTGTTATCTATCTTTGCTGGTCCATGCGTAGATAAGCAGCCGATCTCCATGAATCCGGAGGGACTGCGTGCAAATGGGAATCCAGAGCTGCCAGCGTTGTACCAAACCTCTGTCGAATCTTTGCCAAACAGGAAGACTTCACGATGATCGATCACCATCGATACGAGATCATCGGGCGCGGCCTCAGCTGTTGCAAAGCTCAATGCATCCCAATCCGTAGGATCATAGAGCGCGGACGCATAAAACCGGCCAGAATCGGGCTCAACAATCAGAATGTATCCATCGAGAAACGCCGCGCATTTCGCGCCCGGAAAATCGCTATCCGTAATAGCAGCAACAGTCGAGCCGTTGTATACATAGCCGTCGCCGCCTGTGGCAACGAATACATTCGTCCCATCGCCCGCCATGTATACGCGGTCGAAATTGGGAATCGTCCCGAGATTGGTAGCCGTTCCGCTTGAACTCACCGCAAATAGCGCAGCGCCTGAAACAACATAGAGCTGACCGTTAACGACTAAGCCGCCACGCAACGCTCCAGTCCCCGCTGTCGCGAATGCCTTAATGCCGAAGCTCGGCACGTTCGCGACTAAGGTCTTTGCATCCGGTGGCGCCTGCTCTAGATAGCAGTTCACCATTCTTTGAGACGAAAGCGGCCTAGACCGTAGCGTGTACGATCCTGAGCCAAATGGCACAATCATGATTAGCCGGTCAGAATGTTATAGCCGCTGCCCAATCGGCCATCGCCGAGCGGCAGGTGTGACATGTCAACGCCTTGCAGCTTTAGGTTCATGAGACGACGCAGCAGGCTCGTATAGGCCGCATCTTGATTAGCGGCGAGCTCTGGGCTAACCGGCAAAGAGAATGAAGCAGAGAGCACTACCGCAAGGCACAAGCTAACGGCTCGCTCGCTCCAGGCGGGAATCGGACAGATATCACCTGTCGAAGTTTGCGCAAAGTAACCGAGTTTAATGCCGTCCTCTTCCCACGCTTCCATCATCTGATTAAGTTTGCGCAGAGAAAGCGCCCCGTCTTCAGCGGAGACACCTTCGCTTGCAGGCGTTGTGCCCAATTCGCCGAGCGCATCAGTGATGATTTGGAGATTTGTGCTCATTTCAGTATGTACATATGCTGCAAGGGTGAATATCTCGGCGACTCATCAGCTTTTCTCGGCGCTCACGCCAATGTGGCGCGTTGTACACATCAAGCAATGAATTCTTGCTCACATCACCAATTGAGTACGCAGCCTCGCCATCCATACAGCAAAGCGCGACCTTTCCCGTAGCCGTGATAGACAGTTCAAACCAGCGGCTGCATGGCGTATCGGGTATCTCAGTCTTCTGCGCATCAACAAAGCCCAGCCACGAATCGCGCTTGATTGCCAATGACTCGAAGTTTGGCCAGCGATCGAAGCAATAGCGCCTGAATTCCTCGTTCGGATAGCCAACCGTCGAGAGCACGACCGTGTGCGGAAATGGTCTTGAGTGCAGGTAATCGAGTCGCTTAGCGGTACGCTCGAAATCGAGCCCCATCACTTTCTCGTATTGCTCAGGAATGTGTGAGTTAAGCGATACCCACAGATGAGCAACTCTTTTCAAGCGCGCAATCTGCTCCACCTTGTCAGGCGTCAATGCGGAGCCGTTGGTGAAGATGCGCAACACCATGTCCGGCGAATCGCGGTTGATGCGCTCGCAGATTGGAATGGTTCGCTGATCTAGAAGCGGCTCATTTACCTTGAACGGCGAGAAATACAGCCCGCGCCTCCAACTCACCATCTCATCAACGAGCCGCGTCAGCAGCTCATCCGACATGCGCTCGCCCTTGCGCTCTAGTGTCGGATAGGGGCAGAACGTGCAAGAGGCATTACAGAGCGCGAGCGACTCAATAGACACCTCAATGGGGTAATCGAGGAACTCGCGCTGCATGTCCTGAATGGACATTTCACTTCACCGCTGCGAGCACGAATCCCCACTTATCCTCACTGCTACCGGGTCCGTTCGGGACGTCCTCCGTCGTCACCATCGTGCGAAAACTTGCCTTATAGACGTGCCGATAGTCAGTCATCGGCGTTGAGCCTATCTGTCGATAGCCGACTTGATCCAAGAAGATGAGTGAATGCGGCGATATCACACGACTATGGCCAGGATCGCCCCACGCCCAGGGACTATCCCATTTCGGACAAGCGCCAATGAAATACCCGCCCGGCTTCAATATGCGCCAGAACTCCGAGAACTGCGCAAAAAAGAACTTCCAATCGCCTTGCTGGCCCGTGTGCTCGAGAATATCCACCGCATGGATCTCATCGAAGGTGTCGTCATCGAATGGCAACGGCAGCACATTCAAATCGTGCAACACATCAGGCTTGCAGTTTGGATCAATGTCCAAACGCGTGACGTTCTGAAACTCTTTTGGAATGTATTGGAATCTGATTTGCTTGGTAGCGCGATTGCCGCAACCTAGAAGCAATTCTCGGTAGTTGCCCAGGTCCAGCGCTTTACCGTCTACGTCGAAGACTTCCTCTGTCTTTAACACGGCGCTCATGCTGCGCTACTCACGTTACCGTCTTCGCGTGTGTTGACATCGGTCGTCTTGACGAGATCCCCTGCATCCTTCATTCGGTTGAGGTATTCCCAGAAATTACCCTTGAAGCCGTGGTGAACAAATTCAAAGTTTGACCAGACCGGGATCGGATGGCCATATTTGGCCGTGTATTTGTCGCTAAACGTGTAATCCTCGCCAATGAGCCTGAACACGCCGGCAGGATCTTTACCCTCAGCCAGAATCTTCTTTGCCTCTCCATAGGTCTTGGCGATCGGTCGGTCCGCAGAAACGACTTCCTCTTTCTTGAGATCAAAGAGCCATGGCACGCCGCCTTTTTGATCTGCAACTTCCATGCATGGCGCTTCGTTCGCCATCTCCTCAAGGACATCACGGCGAATACACAGAAATCCCGTGGGAACACGTTCGCACTGCAGCCAGTCATTGACGAACCACAGGCCGCCGCCATCCGGGTTCTCGGCATATTTCGCAGGATAGTCCTCTTTCTCTTGACGCCGTCGATACAAGCCAGCGCAGATGGGCAGTCCTGATCTCACAAGCCCTACAAATGCGCGCGACTCGAACTTTAGATCGCCATCGATAAACATGAGGTGCGTGCAGTCCGTGTGTTCCTCTAGGAATTTCTTCACGAACATGTTGCGCGCAAGTTCGATGAACCCTACGTTGCCTATGATTCCAGCCGTAATCTGAATGTTATACAGCGGGCAGCAAAATGCGGTTTCAGCCAATGACTGTGCGTAATCGCTGTCTACCTGACCGTTATAGGCGGGC